TAGGGGAGCGTGTTTCCCCGAAAACAGGCCGTTCGCTGGCCGTGGCGTTTCTGGGCCGTCCGCCCGCCCTGCGCTGCATCAATTTGCACGCTGCGCCACCTAGCCTGTACGCTGTCTTCCATGAGAGGCCGACCTCCAAAACCGAAGCACGTCCTCAAGGTCGCTGGTTCCTGGCGAGCCAGCGAGCGCGAGGAACTCGGCACGAAGCCGGCGGCACCGCTCCAGCCTCCGGCGTGGATGAAGCCACGGGCGCAGGAGATATTCGGCCGTCTGGTCGAGTGGCTCGGGCGGATGGGCACGCTCGCCGAGACCGACGAGCACGTCATCTCTCGCTACTGCACGGTCTATGTGGCCTGGGAGTATGCCGCCCAGCAACTCCAGAAGGTCGATTCTCTCTTCGTGGAAGTTCTGGCCCCCGACGGAAGCCTGCGATTCTCGCGGCCGACGGCGATGGCCGCTCAAGCCAAGGATTGCGGCGAGCAACTCAGGCACCTCGAAACGGTGCTGGGCCTGACGCCGGCCGATCGAACGCGACTCGGGTACGGCGCCGTGAAGATGGTGTCCGACCCAGTGGATTCAATGTTCGACGATGCCGCAGCGACGGGTTGATATCCGCGAGTTTGCCAGACTTCTGAGGCACACAGAAGCGCCGTTTGCTGGCAAGCCGTTCGTGCCTGAGCCGTGGCAGGACGAGTATCTCGACCGCTTGTTCAACACCAAGCGGCCGGATGGCCGCCGGCAGTACCAGCGATCTCTGCTGGCCTTGCCGCGGAAGATGGGGAAAACTGCCCTGAGCGCCGTGATCGGCGCCTACGAGGGCTTCTTCGGTGCCGAGGGCGGCCAGATTCTCATCGCGGCCGGCGACCGCAAGCAGGCCAGCCTCCTGTTCACGGCGTGCTCCCGCTACATCGAGTCATGCCCAGGCCTGCTCAAGAGGTGCAAGATATACAAGCAGTCGATCGTCATGCCGCACAACAAGTCGACGATCCAGTTCCTCTCCAGTGAGCACAAGGGCAAACACGGCTTCAACCCGTCCGTCGTGATCATCGACGAACTCCATGTCCAAAAGAACCGGGATTTGATCGATGTCCTAGAGTCTGGAATGGGCGCCAGAGACGAGCCGCTGGTCATCTACATCACGACGGCCGGCATGGACCGCGTCGGCCCCTGCTACGACGAGTGGCAGCGGGCGCTCAAGATTCAGGAAGGGCTGCTCGACGACCCGACGTTTCTGCCGTGCATCTACGCGGCCGACCCAGACGACGACCCGTTCTCAGAGGCGACGTGGCGGAAAGCCCAGCCGAACTACGGGATCACCGTCAGGAAGGAGTTCATGGAGCGGGAGGCCGCCCTCGCACGAGAGAGCGTGGCCCAAGAGATCAAGTTCAGGACGCTCTATCTGAACCAGTGGGTGAGCAACGGAGCGAATCGCTTCTTCCGCACCGGGCTTTTCGAGGCGTGCAATGAGCCTCTGCGCCCCGCAGATAGCCGGCCATGCTACTGCGGCCTCGACTTGTCGAGTACCAGCGATACGACCGCTTTTGCGGCCGTTTGGCCGGGAATGGACGACGACGGAGTTCCCGACGGCACGTTCGACGCTTTCGCCCATCTCTTCATCCCAGAGGAGAACGCCGACCGCGACGAGGCCCCGTATCGCCAATGGGCCAAGGACGGTTTTTGTACAATCAGTGATGGAAATGTCGTGGATTACGACGTGGTCAGGAACTACGTTCTCGCGTTTTGCGAGAGAAACGCGGTTCGCGGTGTCGCCATCGACCGATGGAACGCCGTTCACATAACGACGCAATTGATGTCGGAGGGCATAGACGTCAAGCCATACGGGCAGGGCTACGCCTCAATGAGCCACGCTACGAAACTGCTCCAAACCCTCGTTTTGGGCCGGAAAATCAGGCACGGCGGAAACCCGGCGCTCATGCTCCAGATGTCGAACTTGCAGGTCAAGGTAGACGACGCCGGAAACATCAAGCCCACGAAAAGCCAGTCAAAAAGCACAGCCCGCATCGACGCCGCAGTCGCGCTCATCATGGCCTTGGGCATCTCGGCCGGCGAGGCACGCGGACCTGACGAGGAGCCGCAACTGCTGGTCTTCTGATGGCGGACGAAATTCCATACACCGGCATGACGGAACTCCGATCCGCGTCTCTCTCGCGGGTCTTCGAAGAGTTGATGGAGGACCGGAACTCCGTCGCCGGCGTCTCGGTGTCGCCTGAGACGGCGCTGCAATGCTCAGCCGTTCTGGCCTGCGTCCGGCTCCTCTCGGAGTCGATCGCCGCGATGCCGACGAACCTGTACCGGCGACTGCCGGCCGGCGGCAAAGAGATCGCCGACGACCAGCCGCTCCACGAGATTCTGGCCTACCAGCCCAACTCGTGGATGACGAGTTTCGAGTTCAAGGAACTCATGCAGTCGTGGCTGCTTTTGTGGGGCAATGCCTATGCCCACATCAAGGGCAGCATCCGCCGCGGTGCCGTGGACGAACTGATTCCGCTGCATCCGTCGCGGATGGAGGTCCGCCGGCTCGAAAACGGCAAACTCCGCTACTACTACCGCACGCCGAGCACGCTGGCCGACCCCAACCCAGAGCCCGAAGAGTACCGGCAGGAGGAGATTTTTCACCTTCGCTGGCTCAGTTCAGACGGCGTTCGAGGCTACGTGCCGACGACGCTCTCCAGGGACGCGATCGGACTGGCGAGGGCGACCGAGATGCACTCCTCGGCGTTCTTTGGCAATGGCGCGGTCGCCGGCACCTACATCGAGACTGATCAGCCCCACAAGCCAGAGGCTCTCCAGCGGTTCCGCCAGCAGTGGGACGAGGCCCATCGCGGCCCAGACAAGGCGTACAAAACGGTCGTCATGCCGTTCGGCTTCGTGAAGAAGTCGGACCCGGTCAATAACCGTGACAATGCCCTGGTCGAGACACGCCTTTTCCAGTTGCAGGAGTGCGCCAGGGTCTATCGCGTGCCTGCCCATTTGATCGGCGATCTGTCGAACGTCTGGCACAGCACCGTCGAGCAGGCGGCCATCGACTACAAGACCTTCAGCCTGATGCCGTGGTGCCGGCGATGGGAGTTGGCGTGCCGTCGAGACCTCGTGACGGACGACAAAACCTACTTCGTCGGCTTCGACATGAACTCGTTCATGGCCGGCGACTACGCGGCGAGGTCGACGTACCTCCGCGAGGCGTTCAATAACGGTGCCATCGACGTGGACGAGTACCGCGCGGAGATCGGATACAACCCGCTGCCCGACGGACTAGGCAAAAAGCGGTTTGTGCAGGTCAATATGCAACTCTTGGAAGCCTTCACGATTGAGAATCCGACAGGCCAGCAACAAACAGCGACGCCCGAAAGCCTCCCGGCCGAGGAGCAGCCTCAAGAACCGGAAGAAGGAGCGGGAAATGAGGCCGGCGATGACGCCGGAGACGCCGAAAACCGCGACCTCGACCCCGCCGAAGTCGTCTTTCGCACTGCACTGCGACGTATCGCTGCCGTCGAAGCAGAAGGAATCCTCTCGCGGCGGTCGAAGCCGGAGAAAATCACGCAATGGTTCGGCCAAGTCGAGGAAAGACTGCGTACCGAACTGTGCGACGCAGCAAAGGCTGCTCACCGAGACATTGATTCGTTCGTGGCTGCGTGGCTGATGAGGTCGAAAGACCTGCTTCTGGAGTGCCACCGCAGCGGAAAACCCTACGAAACGGCCACCGAACGGTGGTTCGAGGCTCATTTCGAGGAGGAGAGCGATGGCTGAGACTGAAATTGAACGCCGGATCACGGCCGAGAACACGACGATCGAGTACCGCGAGATGGACGGTGGCGAAAAGCGCCCCGTCATCGTCGGCTACGCGGCCGTCTTTCAGTCGCCCAGCCACGACCTCGGCGGGTTCATTGAGACCATCCACCCCAGAGCCTTCGACGACGTCCTCAAGACCAATCCCGACGTCGTTGGCGTGTTCAATCACGACAAAAATATGCTCTTGGCGCGGTCCAGCAACGGAAGTTTGCGCCTGAAGGCCGATCCCTACGGCCTGCGGTACGAAATGACGCCCCCGAAGACGAAAACGGCCGAGGAAGTCGTCGCCCTGGTCTCTGAGGGCTACGTCACCGGGTCAAGTTTCGCGTTTGCGGTGTCTCGGAGCGGTGGAGACTCGTGGAGCACCGACGCCAACGGCGTCAGAAGGCGCGAAATCCGCTCGATCAGCCTCCTTGACGACGTCGGACCAGTGGTTCGTCCCGCATACGGCGCGTCCAGCGTGGTCGTGAGCCGTCGAGCCGTCGAACTCGCCCTCGGCGACGCCTTCCGGCCGAATCAGACGATGGCGAACGCCGCTCGGCGCGTTCTTCGTAGCAGCAAGGTCGCCGGCGTCGACCAGCGGCTGCTCGCCGTGGCCGAGAGGGTCGCCGAAAGGTCGGTCCTGTCGGTCGAAGAGGTCGAATTTCTCGCTGAGACGCACCGAAAGTGCCACGACGTCCGCTCGATCGGTTGGAAGCACACGCAGGCGTGGGTCGAGTGGATGCTCGCCGGCGGAGACAGCGGCGAAGCGTGGGTCGCGAAGCGGGCGGCGGCCGTAGATGCCGAGCCGGCGGCCATTCCGACCATCGAAGATCGCGCCGAGCCTGGGGAACTCTCCGAAGGCGACTTCGCGGCGTGGGACGACTGCGTCGGTCGCGTCGAGCACGTTATGACCGAAGGGTCGTTGCAGGGCATGAGCGCGACAGAGGACGCTCCGTTGGCCGTCCTGACGCCGTTTGAGGACGGCGAGGCCGAGGACTACATGGTCGCCAAGAAGGTCGCTGACCTGACGAAGGTCGACTCGCCAGAGGCGGGCATGGACGACGAGGAGGATGAGGACGACTCCGAGGACCGCGCTGCCGGAGACAAGTCGCAGTCCACGCCGGCACCCAAGGAAGACCAGATCAGCGGCAGCGACAAGAACAAGCAGGGTTCGGCCAAGAACGCATCCGGCCGCATCAAGGTCTCTGAGGCCACAAGGAAGGCGCTGTCGACCAAGGTGGTCGAGCACAACGCCGCAATGCGGGAGGCCGACAAGCCGGCGTGGTCGAGGACATCGATCGGCCAATTGCTTTCGGTCTATCGCCGCGGAGCAGGGGCGTATTCGACGAGCCATCGCCCCGGCGTGAGCCGTGGAGCCTGGGCTATGGCAAGGGTCAATGCCTACCTCTACCTCCTGAGAAACGGCCGACCGGAGGACTCGAAGTACGTCACCGACAACGACCTCCTGCCAAGCGGGCACCCGAAGGCGTCGAGCGAGCGGAGCATCGAGGCCACCGACGAGGAGCGTGCAGTCAGCCTCCGGCCGTCCGCCGGCATGGCGAGCGCGGCACGCCGCGGCCTCCGGCTCCACGAGGAGGGGAAGAGCGGCGACGGCCTCAAGCCGGAGACGGTCGCGAGGGCCAACAAGATCGCTCGCCGCGAGGAACTCACCGCTGACCACGTCCGCGAGATGAATGCGTGGTTCGCGCGTCACCAGACGGCGAGCAAGTCGCCCGGCTGGGACACGCCGGGTGCTGAAAAGCCAGGATTTGTGGCGTGGCTTCTGTGGGGAGGCACGCCGGCCCAAGGGTGGGCAGCACGAAAGGTTGCGCAGATGGAACGAGAGTCCGAGAGGTCGGAGGCCGCCGTTGCCGAAGAGGCGTCCGCCGCTCCGGTGACTGAGCAGCAGGCGGAGACAACGGCTTCTGAGCCGGCGAAGGTGGAGGCCAGCGCGAGCGTCGACACGACGCAGTTCGACGCCGAGATGGCGAAGGCGGCATCGAAACTTGCCGACCTCCAGGCGGCGCTGCTGCGCATCAAGTTGCACGACGTAACCTGAGTGTGCTAAGTTACACGTAGAGACAAGTGCATCACGACGGACGTCGTGGTGGACAGTGCGAGCGACGTGAGGATTCACGATTCGCGGCGCGCTAGCGGGAACACCCGCCGGCCGCCGCATCGTCGCGTTGGCCGGCTCAAACAGGAGCAGGCCAACCATGGCGTCGAACCTCAAGCGTCTTCAGGATCGTGCAGCCGCCGTTGCGGCGCGGATGGCCGAACTCGGCCGCATCGAGGGCCGCTCCGCCGAGGAGAACAAGGAGTACCTGACCCTCGGTACTCAGGCCGACGACCTGACGGCACAGATCGGCTTCGAGGAGACCCTGAACGCCAAGGAGAAGGAACTCCGCGCGACGTTCGAGAAGGCCGCTCCCGCTCCGGTCGTGACCCCCGTCGAAGAGAAGCGTGCCGAGGAGGAGAAGGCGAAGACCGAGATTCGCGCGATTCTCCCCCACCACACGCAACTCCGCGCCTTCAGCGACACGCCGGATGCCGTCGAGCAGGCGTATCGCTGCGGCCGTTGGCTGCGGGCGCACATCTTCAAGAACGCCGAAGACCTCCGGTGGTGCAAGGATCACGGCGTCGAGAGCCGTGCGATGGGCGAGAACAGCAACGCCTCCGGCGGAGCGCTCGTCCCCGACGAGTTTGCCAATCGCGTGATCCGGCTGGTGGAGTCATATGGGACGCTCCCGCCGGCGTGCGAGAACATCTCGATGACCCGCGACACGCTTGTGATCCCCAAGCGGCTC